TTATATGGTTATTTAGAATTTTTTATGTATCTTTGTATTGAATTTAAAAATTACTATATGAAATTAGCAATGTTCGATTTTGACAATACCTTAGTCAAAACACCTTATGAAGATAGTTCCTATCTTGACACCCCCGAAAGTTTAGATTCCGATAAATGGGATTTTAAATTTAATAATAACACAATTCAACAATATAATCACGAATCTACAGGAAATTCTATTGTTACGGTTTTGTTAACTAATAGAATAGATAAAGTTAAACCTTATGTTAATTCTATACTTGAGTCGAAGAAACTTACGTTTGATGAAAACTTGTATATAAAAGGAAAAACAGGAAATAGGTCCAAAGGTAGAAGGGTAGAGAAACTGTTAGAAAAATACCCACAAACAACTGAAATAGAGTATTGGGAGGATAAGGACAAACACATTAAAGATGTGAAAGAATCGTGTAAAAAATATCCACACATTAAACTTAAGGTTAATAAGGTAATTACTTAATTTTTTCTATATTTTCAGATGGTCTATCGGATAAATCAATCAACTCTTTATTATCTACCGTCCATACATCATCAAATAAAGGAAACATATTTCTCATATTATCCTTAACTTGTTGGTGGTATTGGCCAACCATTTCAGGGGGTAAACTTCTAGGTCTTTCAGTATTTCGTAATTGAGCTAATTCTAATGGTGTTCTAACATATACTAGTGTAGTGTTAAACCCATTTTCTTTTGCTATATTCCACACATCCTTCATCACCTGTTCTTGTCCTCCACCCGCATCGTAAACTACATTAACTGGTTGATTTCGTTCTGATTGTAGAAATTGTTTTAAAAATTTAACAGTCAAATTTTTAGGGTCAGAGGTTGTATAGGTCATATCTAATATTTTTTGATACCCTTCTGGTGTAGATATCATCTCTACCCAGTCATCACCCCATAATTTTTTAGCTGTCATAACCCTAACCTGGTCAACATTAAATTCTTTTACATTATCTAAATTAATTAAGTTTCTAGTTATAAAACTTTTACCAGCTCCAGGGCCTCCCGCTATCACAACGAAGTTATTACTAGGGTTATTAAAACTAATCACTTTTTCCTCATATAATAACTCTTCCCTTAATATGTTTTTTATTAAATTTTTCATATACTATAAATATATTTATAAATAAACAAGTAACCTATGTTATCTGAACAAATAAATAGAATAAAAGATTTAATGCTGATAAAAGAACAAGATGATGTTAATTTATCCCGTTATATAGATTCCACATATTTAAAAACACCCGAACAAGCTGGCGTAGATGAGTTTGAAACTGATAGAATAGTTTTCGACACAATTAAAGATGCAATAGAACATGACATGAAATTAGTTATGTTAAGGCCCGAATATGTTGCAAACGCAAGAATGTTAATAGATAAAAAAGGTTATCCCGGAAGAGTATTAGTTGGTACGGTTATAGGTTTTCCACATGGTAATAGTGAACATGGAGTTAAAATGGATGAAGCTCTAAAAGCAATTCAACATGGGGTCGATGAACTAGATTTTGTGGTAGATTATAATGCTTTTAAGAGTGGTAATCTAGATAAGGTTATGAAGGAAGTTAGTGAAGGGACAGCTATAGGAATAGATAAAGGAAAAACGGTTAAGTGGATTATAGAATCGGCAGCTTTATCTCCTGAAGAAATTGCTGAACTTACAGGATTAATTAGTAAAATAGTTGTAGAAACTGTTGGTCCTGAAAAAGCTCGTAATGTTTTTGTTAAAACATCTACAGGATTTTATCAAGCGGATGACGACAGACCAATAGGAGCTACTCCGGAAGCAGTAAGTATTATGAAGTCTAATTCTGGGCCACTCCAAGTTAAAGCATCTGGAGGTATTTATAGTAAGGAAGATGCAGAAAAAATGTTGGACGCGGGAGCAACTAGATTGGGCACTTCCTCAGCAAAAGACATTGTGAAGGGTAATAAAATAGATAATTTAGAATACTAATGAAAAATAGAATTAAAAAACTTTTAAAAGAATATAAAGACGACCAAGTATCGGTATATGATGAACTATATTCTTTGCCTTACGATGTAAGGGCTCAATTGAAAAATAATCTAGAAACTTTGGTATCTTCTAATGAACAGGTCGAATTATCTGAAATCGAGTATGGTGGTATACCTGAATTAAAAGCTTCTGGAGGAATCTTTAGTCAAATAAGCAAATGGTTTAAAAGATTTTTAACGGATAAAGCCTCTAATTTTTTAATAAATGCAAGTGCAGAAGAGATGAAGGACACTATTAAGATGTTAAATGTGTTAGACCCTAATGACATGCAAGGAATTTTTACACCTAGAGCGATATATTTAGGCGGTGGGATAGACTTTGCTACGGACGCATTGTCGTGGAGAACTCAAGTAGAAAACTTTTTTGGTTCCGACCATGTGGTTAAGGGAGAAAGACTTTTTGATTTGGTAACAAGTGGTACTATGGACTTTAAAGGCCTTGAATTGCCGGCTATTCTTAACCCGCTGAGAGCTGAAACAGTAAGAGATGAAGATGAAGAATTCCAAACCTTATTTAAAGCATGGAAAGATAATAAATTAGACGATGAACAGTTTAAAACTTTTAGAGAAAAAATAAGAGACCAGATTGTAGTACAGGATTTATATATGTTAAAAATTTGTGACACCAATCTTATAAATTTTGACGGGACAGCTGGAGCTGGTACATTTGGTGAAGCACAAGTAAGTGCATTAAAAAACTCTCAAGTATTCATATGGTTAACCAATGGAATGAAAATATCTAATATATCTCCATGGATGATGCCCTCAGTAACTAAGATTTTACAGGAGGATGAGTTATGGCCCTTTTTAAGTCACTTTAAGTAATAAATGGGTTATAGAGTAAAAAATAGAATAAAAACTCTCTTAAGTGAGGATAATAACACTAATAAACTAGTTTTATTAGATGTAGATGATACTATATTAAAACCATCCCAAATTTATATATACCGAAAATTACCAACAGATAGTAAAGAAATTAAATTAACCCCAGCAGAATACTCAAAAGAAGATGTAACTGAGGAAACTAAAAGGTATTATGATTATAGAGATTTTTTAGACCCTTTAAAAATTAAAAGGTCCATCGAAGACGCACAACCGATTGTCTCCAACTTACAAATAATGGATGAACTACTATCAAAAGGATACCAACTAGGCATCTTGACTGCTAGGTCTTCGGAAGACATGGTATATAAAGGATTAAAGGACTGGTTGATGTATAAAAATAAGGGTGGTGAATTGGTAGCTATTGGAGATTATTTAAATCGTGCAAATGTATATGCTGTAAATGACACAAGTAGAGTTACTGGGTTAAAGGGAGAAACAGACTATGAAAAAAAGGTAGAAGTAGTGGAAGACTTATTAGAGGTGTATGACGAGATATTATTTATAGATGATGATTTAAAGAATATTAAAGAGATGAGAAGACTAAAAGCTATTTTACCACCAGAACTAAAGAATAAGCTTTATATAAAGCATGCTTTATATTAATTATTCTCTATAAAGCATATATTTATTATGCATATAACACTAGAATATATATTTTGGTAAGTAAAGAGTTAAAATCTAACTATTTTTAACAAACCGTATATTTATTAGTAAATAAAAACATAAAACAAAAGAATAGACATGGCTGATTTATTAATGAAAATGCCCATACCGTATGAACCAAAGAAAAAGAATAGGTTTATTTTAAGATTTCCTTCTTCTTTAGGTATTAATGAGTGGTATGTGGAAAGTACATCTAGACCTAATATTAGTATAGGTTCTGTAGAAATTCCTTTTTTAAATACATCTACATATGTTGCAGGTAGATTTGTGTGGAATACAATAAATGTAACATTTAGAGACCCTATCGGTCCATCTGCTGCACAAGCATTGATGGAATGGACTAGATTACACGCTGAATCAGTAACAGGTAGAATGGGTTACGCTGCGGGTTACAAAAAAGATATTGATTTAGAAATGTTAGACCCTACTGGTGTTGTTGTAGAGAAATGGATTTTACAAGGAACTTTCTTAACAGATGTTAACTTTAACGATTTAGGTTATAGTGATGAAGGACTAGCAAATATAACAGCTACATTAAGACCAGACAGATGTATATTAGTTTATTAATTTAATATTACCTTTTATTATAAAATCCATATCTTTCGGTATGGATTTTTTATTTTAAATACTTTTATAAAATAGGATAGTTATTTATAGTTTACTTTAACTATAAGTAAGTTAATTTTTTATGTAAATAAAAATCTATGGACCCAACACAATCATATCAACCACAACATGAGGTAAATGTACCTTATGACATCGTGACATTACCATCTAACGGTATATTCTATAAAAACAATACTAAATCAGTTAAAGTAACTTATTTAACTGCATCTGACGAAAACGTTTTAACATCCCAAAATATAGTCCAATCAGGAAATTTAATTGATGAGTTGTTAAGAAGAAAAATAGTTAATTCAGATATTAAAATTGAAGAACTATTAGATTGTGACAAGGAAGCTATCTTAATATTTTTAAGAAATACAGCTTACGGTAGTGAATATAATTTAAAATTAATAGACCCCAAAACTAAAAAACCATTTGAACACATAGTAGATTTAAGTGCTGTTAGATTAAAAGAGTTTGATTTAAAACCAGATAGTGAGGGAGAATTTGAATTTATTTTCCCCGTCTCCAAAAAAAGAGCTAAATTTAAGTTTTTAGGAGCAGCAGAGGAAAAAGTATTAGATACGTTAGATGAATCATATAAAGGACAACAAATAATCCCATCCGTCACTAAAAGATTAGAGTTATTAATAAAAGAAATTGATAATGAACGTGACCCTCAGAAGTTAGCAGTATGGATTCAATCCATGCCTATCAAAGACTCCCAGTCTCTGAGAAAATATATAACTAACAATCAACCAGGGTTAGACTTAACAATTTCAACAACAGCACCGTCAGGAGAAAAGGTCACTTCCAGAGTGGCATTTGGTGCAGAGTTTTTTCGTCCTTTCTTCGGAGTATAGGCAAGCTATGCTTGATGAAATTTATTATTTGGTTAAATACGCTAATTTTACCCACCAATCCATATATAACATGCCGATTTTTGAGAGAAGATATTATCTTGGAAAATTAATAAATGAGTTTGAGAAAAAGAATGAAGCTCGAGAAGAAGCACGTAACAAATCACAAAACAGAATACGCTAGGAAATTTAATCCCCATCTATTTATAGTATAAAAGAATACTATGGCAAATAAACCTTGGGAGAAGATGAACTTAAGTGAAAGAGAGTATAGAACTAAATTTAGTGAAGCTCAACGTAACATCATTGAGTCAGGTAGTTGGGGTTCCGATATTCTCACCAATAAAACCGATGTAAAAGGACAGAAAAATTATTTAGGCTTAATAAGCGCAACGGTTAAAGAACAAATGGCTAGTCTAAGTTTGATTACTCAAATAGGTAAGAGTGAGGAAGCAAACGCGGCTGCAGCGGGACAAGTTAACTCTCTTATAGAAAAAGAAGTAACCTTAAGGAAACAAGTAGTTACCAACCTAGGACAAACTGGTAAATTACAAGAACAAACATCTGCCACGGTACTCGACGCTGCAGTACAACTCCACAAATTCGGTATAGACCAAACTAGAACTTTTGAAACACTTGCAGAAATAAGTGATGAAATAGGTAGAAATTTATCTATTAGTAGTGAAGATTTAGAAAGACTAACTCTAATGTCAGTTTCTTTGAACATGACTGCTCAAGAATCTGCGGAGGTAGTTCAAGGATTCGAACAAATGGGGTTATCAATGGGTGACGCGGTAGATAAAACCATGGAAATGGCAGAAGTAGCCAGAATGCAAGGTATCAACGTAGACAAATTTATGGGTGATATAGCTGGTCGAATGGATACCCTTAATAGTTACAATTTTGCAGATGGTGTTAAAGGATTTGCCCGAATGGCCGCACAAGCTCAAAAATTAGGTCTTGATATGGGTAAAGTAGTTGGTCTTGCAGAAAAAGTAATGAGTCCAGAAGGTGCTATTGAGTTAGCAGCTAATTTACAAGTGTTAGGGGGAGCCGCTGGAGATTTAGCAGACCCATTTAAATTAATGTATATGGCTACTAATGACCTAGAAGGGTTACAAGATACATTAATTGGAGCAGGTAGAGACTTAGCAATATTTAATGAAGAAACTGGTAGAATAGAAATACCTCCAACCTCTATAAGGCAAATTGGTGCGTTAGCATCTGAATTAGATATGACTAGAGAGGAATTTGTGAGAATGATGGAACAACAACACAAGTTCGATATGATGCAGGGACAATTTAGTTTAGACCTTTTAAAAGCTGATGACGCTGAAGAACTACAAGGATTTATAGAAGGGATGGCCACTATGGGTGAAGGAGGCCAATTTGAAATACAAGTAGGAGGAGAGATGATTGATTTACAAAATCTTTCGGGAGAACACCTATCAGAGTTAAGAAAACAACTGGACGACCAGAAAATGGAAGACGCGAAGTTTGAAGGGATGGACGAAAGACAGTTGATGATTGAACAATTAAATGCTCTGGAAGTTATAGCTCGAACAATTGAAACACCAGGTAAAGCACTAGAGGCATCTTTAATAAAGAATTTACCCTTCGCGGACATAAACAAAACATTATCTGGTGGTTTTGCACAGGTAAATACGAGTATAATACAAGGAATAACTGACGCTTTAGCCACTAATCTTTCTGGCGGGTTAGAAGGAATGATATTTGGTACTGAAGAACAAAATGCCACCTTAAAGGGTATGGGGGTTGATATTTCCGGGGCATTCGGACCTCAGAGTACCTTTGAAAATATGGTAACTGCAGGGTTAGAGTATTTTAATACCGGACTCTCAACTTTTGCAGGGCATGTAAATGTAGAGGACTACGGTACTGAGGGACCAGCACATATACTTTCCAGTCAAGGAATGGCACACACATCAGCCAACGACACTATTTTTGCTATAGACATGACTAAGATAGGAAGCACCAACCTAGGAGCGGGTGATTTAGCTAAAACAGTAACGGCAGGAGATGTATTTGAATCATCATATAATACAACAAATAATGTAGGAGGAATGGACTCACTTAGTGTTAAACAAGAGACAAGTGGAACCATTAATATTGTTCTAGATGGTAAAAATTTAGGAAATCTTGACCCTATGAAGATATTAAGTAATGACCAATACATCCAAATACTAAAGTCCAGATTCCAACAAGTGTCAATGACAGGTAAACCTGATTATGTTGAGTTAGGTAAAGGATACGATTTAAACTAAAAAGAGTAGTTAGATAATTATTAAAAAAGATATAAATGCCACAAAATACAAATAATTTAAATTCTTTAAGTTTTCAAGGAACTGATTACTTAAGAAAGTTAATGCTTACGAAAAATCTACCAATTCGAGATGCATTAGGACCTTATGGTAATTATACCCCTGGAAGTTATTCTATAGAAGACACTAGAGAATTAAATGTTGTAGAACAGCCAGATGTGGATTTAGCTGGTGAATTTTTTATTGATAAATCTTATTTGGCTAACGCATACGGTCCACCAGGTGGGTACGATACCTGGACTCAGATATATACATCCTCACAAAGTTTAGGCAAAGTAAATTTTGGATTATACCCTAACTTTGAAGCACCGGAAACAGGAGCAGGATTATTTGGGGCAAATCCATTTATGACTGTAGGACAATATTATTCTCCTTTACAGATATTGACAAGTGTAAGTTCAGAAGGTTTATTATCAGGCAATTTATTAGATGATAGTTTATTACAACAATATGGTGCACAACAACTAAGAAAAGAATTTGAAAACAGGATAGCGTTTGAACTCTACCAACAAACAGTTGGGAGATTGAATTTTGTAGACGCTATGAAAGACCCATACAATGCATTAGACATTGTTACAGGCAGAGAATCACTAATTGAAAGAGACAATCATATCACAGTTCCCAAAGGACTTGTTGGTAAAGGTTTAGATTTTGTATCCAGATTAACGGGCGTGTATGTTCCCTTTTCTTATATACCAGGAGATTATTTTGAGTTAGAACCTGCTCGTGGATTATCAACGGCCGGTAAAATAGTATCAGATATAACTGGAATATTAGGGAGTTTAGTAGGTATACCAAGGAGAAGACAATCCCCATCTCAAAGATTTTTAGAATATACAGCGGGAGGAACTAAATCATCATTATTTAAACATATCCGATATAACAAATATGGACCTAACTATGGTGAAGGTGCACAAGCACAGACAGCGGTAGGAGCAGCGATAGGTGAAGTTATAGATTTTGTTGGTGGAGGAATACTAGGTTTTGGAAATCAACCACCTAATATGCCTGAATATGTCGGTGGCCCAAGAAATCGTATACAAGATATGACAAGTCCACCGGACAACACGTATGCTGGTAAAAATTACGTACCAATATACGGTCCAGACGCGGTAGCAAAAGAATTTGATTCTAACGAATATGATTTTGGGATGAAAGGTATTGCCTATGCCAATCAAGGAAATGTTCCTGGAGGATTTACATGGTATACAGAGAACACCCCATCAGGAGGTTTTTTACAACAAGTGGGTCAATTTTTAGGTTTTGGCGAAAAACCACCAGGACCACAAGTGCCCGGGACAACTCAAGGATTCGAAGGGTCTACCGATGATACGGCAACCTATGATACTCCAGGTGGTTACGATAATACAAGGTCCACCAACTATAAATTTAGAGACGACTCTATTATGGACGCAACTCAACAAATTATAGATTCTATTCCTAAAGGTGGTGCCCGGTTAAAATCTGTTTCACACGCTATGAATCAAGTTAGTAAAGTTTTTAATGATGGGTATAAAGAACTAACAAAAGGTTCTAGAGTTAGAAGGTTTATTAACTCAGACCCAACTTCAGGCAAAGGTGTAGAACAACCTAGAGAATATTGTAGAATATGGACCAAAGATGTTCCATATTACAATTATAGTAAACTAGTTAAAAATGAAATGAATCATAGGTTTGAAACCTATTCAGTATTAGATAGTCCTTATAATTTAAATGTAGCACCTTGGAGAACAGATGAATCGGGTAAAGGGTCCACCAATATCGTAGACTCTAAAGTTAAGAAATATATGTTCTCAATTGAGAATTTAGCTTGGAGAACGAGTACTCAAAAAGGACTCACATATAATGATTTACCTGCTTGTGAAAGAGGACCAAATGGAGGAAGAATTATGTGGTTTCCTCCTTATGACTTATCCGTTGATGAAGCCAGCCAACCAAACTGGACAGGCAATCAATTTATAGGTAGACCAGAACCCATATATACTTATAACCATACAGACAGAAGTGGTACATTAAAATTTAAAATAGTTGTTGACCATCCTAGTATTTTAAATCTACTAGTAAGAAAAGAATTACAAAAATTAGGACCAAAAGAGACAGATGAAATTTTAGACTCATTTTTTGCGGGATGTAAAAAATACGACATTTTTGATTTAGCTAGAAAATGGCAACAATTTTCAGTTAATGAATTAACACAATACCAAGAAATGTTAAATACTCCTGGTATGGACAGTGAAACAATACAAGAAATATTGGTTGAAACAACAGATGGTGAACCTGGAAAAACAGTACCTACGGACAACATACCCGATTTACAAAGTTACATCCAACCACCACTAGCTTTCTTTTTCGATAACGACTACCCAAATCCAAACACCACACAAACCACATCTAGTGTGAGTTATACTGAATGTGCGGCGGGTAGTATGTCAAAGTTTGGGGGATATCTATCTTCTACTAATTCTGTTACCCAACACCTTAATAGAGCACCTAATGAAGAAGCTAAAGCAGCTTTACAGAATTTCTTTGAGGATGGTAGTGGGGCAAAAAATGAATGGTTGACTAGATGGCCCGCTTTCGCTAAAGCTCTTAAAGAAGTTTTAGATACCGGTCTTTATACAGTAATATTAAATATGGAGGGGTCTGCAAGTTCTATTGCCAGTCAAAGTTATAATCTTAATTTATCTAAAAGAAGACTAGACTCTGTTGAGAAAATGTTCAAAGAATATATTTTAGATGGTGGTGCAGCTTTTAAAACATATATGGAGAATGGAAGACTCCAATTTCCAGGACCGACCGCATTAGGGGAGAATTTATGTTCATCGGATGAAAGTGGTGCTAACGCTGTTTATACGGCTGGTGCAGCAGACTGTAGAGCGGTAAGAATTACTGGTGTTGAGGTACTAAAAGACCCTACACCACCAGAACCACCTAAACCACCAAGAAGAATAGAAAGACCAACACCACCTGAAATTAAGGAAAAAGAAAAAAGACAAAATAATACTAGAAGAGAGATAGCTAATAAAGTATTAATGAAAATGGTTACCGAATGTGATTATTTTGATTTAATACAAGAAGAAAATGAATTTATTTATGATACCCTTAAACAAAAATTTAAATTTTTCCATCCAGCATTTCATTCTATAACACCTGAAGGATTAAACAGTAGACTAACATTTTTAAATCAATGTGTAAGACCAGGAGCAACAATTCCAACTAAAACAGCCGACGGAATCCTATCAACAGAAGACGCTGCAAGAAACACTGCATTTGGAGCTCCACCTATATGTGTGTTAAGAATTGGGGATTTCTATAATACTAAGATTGCCATACAACAATTGAGTATTAGTTATGATGATAATTTGTTTGATTTAAATCCAGAAGGGATTGGTGTACAACCTATGATAGCTTCTGTTAATATTACCTTTAATTATATTGGTGGACAAGGATTAAAAGAACCCGTTAATAGATTACAAAACGCTCTTTCATTTAATTATTATGCAAATACTGAAATGTTTGATGATAGGGCAGTTTTAACTGTAACTGATGATGATGTGGACGAACAAGCGTGGTTAGCGGCAAATCAAGACTTAATAGGACAGACACAAGGAAGTGGTGCGGGCAATCAAGAAGATGAAGCGGCATTAGAAGACGCGTTAGATAGTTCAGAACAAGACGGATTAACTATCGGAGATAGACAAAATCCAACCATAACAACAAGTGGAGAATCAGGGTTTATAACTTATAAGTCGGTTTATGGTGACTTTAACACAGCTGCATTTGATTATATGACATCAACAACCAACCAAGTAGACAATATTATGAAGAACTATAATAATGGTTGGCTACAGGTATTAACAAATGAAAAGGAATGGGTTGATGGGGAATATTATATAGGTACGTCAGTGGGTGCATATAACACTGTAAATGGTAAACTAGTCGGAGTACCCATAAATTGGCAAAATAATTTTAATGACTTTTTTGATAGTTTCGTAGAAGATATAGATGACGATTTAACTTATATACAACAACAACATGCTACAGTTAACCCATCTAATAAAAATAAAAGAAGGTTAAGAAATTTCTTAAAAGATAAAGCGGAAGAGATAGCAAGAGAAATTGGGGGTGTATTACAAGCTGCACAATCAGAACTTAAAAATAAGTCTTTAGCCTACATAAGTAATGTTAATAAAATAAATGCATTAGGAAGAGGGTGTGATGGTTATATCACTAATGGAAAAACCACCGTATTTAGTTTGTCGGGAGAAACCACAACAGTGCACTCAACGTCACCAACCACGTCAACAGACACTTTAATAGAAATGGGTACAGATTATGAATACACTACAAATGTTACCACTTATTATTCTGAAGTTTATAATGGAGAGACTAGTGTAGGTTGTTATTCACAAGGAGCTTTATGTGTACACGCCAATAGTAGTATAAGTGAGATGTTCAATTTAACTAAATCCGGTAGATTCACAAACCCAGATACCACCGCCTGGACAACCAATCCATCAACTATAGGGATAGAAATAGCCCCAACTCAAAGCACCAAACTTACAGCAGATAAATCGGACGTATTTGTTTTTTCACATATAGCCATGGAAAAATCCATTGTAGACTCTACAATGACCGGTAATTTACAATATTTTAAAGAAAATTATAACCCTTATAAAAATAATAGTAATTCTTTATGGACAGGAATTCGTGATGCATTAAAAATTACTTCTGTTGACCCAGATTGGTTAAAAGACTGTATTGTTGCTTTTAGTGACGCTATTTCATTAAATGAAAATTATTTCTTAGGACAAATGGTTACAGCTCAACAACAAGTTACCCAAAGATTTGCTCCTGAGGGACAAACTAACGTTGTTGAAGGTCTTTCTATTGCTGGAGATTCTACGAGTATCACTGAAGTTAAAATAGAAAAAGAGAGAAAATTATATTATGACAAAGTGACAGACACTAGTTATGAAGAAATAATAAGAAGAGTACATACTACAACAAATGAGGGTAATACTAACTTTAATTTAAAATTTAATTAAAAATGGCAGATTACTACGATAGATACAAACAATTTATTATAAATGGAAAAAATAAACCAGTACCATTTATAAGGATAAAGTCAAAACCATCAGACAAGAAAGTTATATATAAAGTAGGGCAATCTAGATTAGATAAAATTAGTCAAGAATATTATGGCACACCTTATTTTGGTTGGTTAATATTACAAGCGAATCCAGATGTTGGTGGCTTAGAATGGGACATAAATGATGGAAGAGTATTGACTGTTCCATATCCTTTAGTAGCTTCATTACAACAATATAAACAATCAGTTGATGACTACTATTTTTATTATGGTAAATCAGATGAGGACTTAAAGGACCCTAATGGAACCACTTCATATTAGTAAACTAACATGGCGAATGAAATTTATAATAACGATAACTTACTTGTCGAACTAGCAGAAAACAATGTAGTTCTTCTCGACCCAAACAAAGTTGTGGATGTTAACGGTAAACCGCAAGACAGACTTGTAAGCCAAGAAAATTTAACTATATACGCTAATTTACAGGCAAGAGTAGTGCCTAGAAGTAAAGTTATTACTGGTTCTGGAATGGAAACCGAATCATTAGTTGATGTTTTTGAAGGTAAAATTAACTTTTTAAAACCAGGAGGAAAAGACTATATGACTAGTGATTGGACTGACACCGAAACAGGTGGGTCCAACCAAGACGGACCATATAATCAGAAGGTATTCATCACAAAGAAAGACCCTTTTATGGGTAATACGGAGAATAAAACTGAGAGCATAAAGAATAGATTAGATAACGAATCTTTTGGTATATCCAACATTAGTGTAACTTATGACCGTTCATATGTTCCACAAGTAAGCATGACCTTTATCGATGTTAGAGGAAAAACTTTATTTGAAATGGGAAATAATTCTGCTTATGCAGTATTTTTTAATCTTCCATATCCATTATTTCTTTTAACATTAAAAGGTTATTACGGAAAAGCGGTCCAATACCAACTAATGTTAAGAAAATTTAACGCTAATTTTGACCCCGAAACCGGTAATTATACGGTTACTTGTGATTTTATAGGTAGAATAGCGGCCTTACTCGCAGATATAAATGTGTCACAATTACTTAACGCTCCTTATATGTACGCCAGAAGTTATGGGGTAACTAATGTAGAGAATGATGATGTAGACACATTCACCACCACCAAAGGATATCAAACACTTAATGAAGTTTTTGTAACCTATAAAAGAAATAATTTATTAGGTCCTAATGTACCACATTTAACATTAAGGCAATTAGCAACTAAAGCTAAAACTTTAGAGGAAGCTATAGAAAAAGAATTAAAGAAACAAAATTTAAAAGCGTTAGATGATATCGATAAGTATGAAAAGGTTCTAGATTCGTATCTAGCAAAAGTAATGGATAGTGGTGGATGGAGACGAACCTATATGGATGTCGGTGGACTTAATGAATATTATGATGAAATTAAGGATTTAACTTATTATAGTTGGAAAAAAACATACCAAGACGACCTACCAAAAAGAGAATCAGGTAGGGATAAATTAAAAAAGGAGATTAGTGAACATAATGCGGCACTATTAGAAAACCCAACATTCGGAAAAAGTGGGACACACTCTATTCCAGTAGACATCGGTTACCAAAACTTCACTGTTTTACCACCAGAAGGTAGAGAAAATAATGGGTTGGAGTGGTTTATGTTTGAAGGTGTCCCTTCTTCATTTGAGACTAAAATTAACAATATTTTTACTAAATTTAACGAAAAAAGACAGATTGTAGAGAAAAATCTAACCGATGTTGTTAACGAAGTTATAGAAAGTGAACAAGGATTAGGGTTTAGACCTACAGTTAGAAACTTATTTGGTATAGTTATCGCAAATGCAGATACTTTCTTGAGACTTATGAACGATGTTCATTTAGACGCAATGAATCAGAGAAATAACCCTGATAGATTAAACGCTGTTAAAGGAAACGGTAAAGCGTCTACCAGCTCAGAATTACCAGAAGATAATTTTATTTATCCGTGGCCTCATTATTATGTTAGAGAAGAAAATGAAGATGGTGGAACGTCTTTTGTTACCACATATCCAGGAGCCATTAAAGTTATATCTAGTACAAAAGCATATAAAAGTGAGTCGTGGCCCGAAGTAGAGTTTGTAGAAGAATTTCTTAAAGCTTCTACTATTAAAGATACTGGACAAAACCAATTTAACTTCGGAGTGTCAACACTAGGTGAGAATTGGGTACCCACAACATCTTTTGATGTATTTGAAACCCAAAGTTATTTAAAAGTAAGTGAAGTAGATTTTAGTTATGAAGTGTGGGATAGGTCCACAATACACGGTTTCTTTTCAGGAATACAATTTAGATATAATAAAAACACTTCGGATTTACTATTAAAAAATATATCAAAATTTGAATCAGTTACTATACAGGAAAAAACAAACGGATTCTTTGATTTACAAGAATTGTTGAAAAACCAAACATGGAGTTATAATAGTTTTCTGGAGTATTTGAAAGCTATAGCTCCTCTTACTGATTATCAGCTACTTGTAAGAGACGAATATGTTACTCCATATATTAGAGAAAAAATTAATAATGCTAGATTTAAAATCTATCCATACACCCTTTTAGTAGGAGCACAATATCAGTCAAGAGATATAGATATTCAGAATCAGATTGAGACTATGAATGAATCTATACTCACCCAATCAGCAGAAGATAACATCTTAGACACCTACCCATTAGTGGATTTTGATTTTACACAAGGAGAAGACATAGATGGGAGTACAGGAGAATACATTTATGGTCCATGGACAAAAATGAACTTAGCTAACGGTCACAATTTACCTTCTAAACAAGAACTTAATAAATTAAGTAATTCCTTGGTTTATGGTAGTGATGTTAAATCTTATACTTCTTTATTAAGTGCAGCTGAAGGAGTAGAAGATAGTATATGTATAACCCCACCACACTTCTTTTGTGATGCATGGTGGACAACACCAACCATGATTAACGACTACTCTACTATTCTGGAAAAAAGAACAATTAATATTTTAAATACATCACTCAGTTGGAAATTATTTTTTGAAGATATTAATACAAGAGAAAAAACACCTTACTATACTCCTGTAACACCAGAAAATACATCTATTAATAATGGGTTATTTTTAACTGAAGGAGCGGTGGATTATAGTGAAATATATATTAATGGTAAGACATTTGACAAACAATTAACATCAATGCTAAACACACCTTATTTTACTAACGCGATGATTGAAGGTGTGATGAACGAATTAACCGGTGCACCTAACCCATACATTAGTGCCTCTTATTTATTTTTAAATTCATTACCTTTAGCAAGTTTAAAAGAATTAACAATTAAACAATTAAAAGAGGGCGGTCAAATGCCAGAATTTGGTGACTATGTTTTTACAACCCTTAACCAACTTTCAGCAGTACACCCCCTACCGTACGCATGGATTTTAAAATATGGAAGTATATGGCATAGATATAAGAATTTTATAGAGAACGGGATAGACATTCTAGATTCAGTATGGAAGGATTTCGACGCCAACAAGTATTTTAACGATACTTCAGGATTAATAAATCAATATTCATTGAATATTGGTGAAAATAATACCCAAATACTATTTTCTGGGGATTGGAATATAGGGGGTAATTTTAGAAAGATAAATGTAGGGTTCTATCCTGAATTAAATAATTTAATGCATTATTTTGTTACAGGAGACCTACTTTATAATTCAGTACCTGTAACAGGTGTGCCGTTATCTAGTATAGAGGTAAATAATTTTATAAACATTGGTGCCCTAAATGTCAAACACTCAACAGACTTAGATATATCCCCAGCACAGAGTCCAACACAAGGAGATGTTAATTGTCAGTTTTGGTACACTTATTATGACACCAGTAGAGATGTCTTTACGAGTGGATATACACCCCAATATATTTTATATCCGGGAGGTGCTATTAAAAAAGAACAACTCAGTTTTGAAGTAGACCCATTTAACTTAACAAATAATCCTACAACACATAATGGTAATGTGAGGTTTTGTTGGGGGATGTCTAATTATGGATATTTTGAACATACACCAACAAGTAAACCTTCATATAACGAATATTGTAAGAAAATTAATAACCTACAAAAAGAACAAAGAGCTTTTCATATTTCTTCTTTAGGTGATTATAGTAGTATAGATGAGATATTTGACGTGTTTTCACCAGAAATATTAGACACATTTGAAGAATATTTTCTTAATTTTTCTCAGAAAGATGTTGATTTTAACCCCGCTTTAAACGCTTTTAGTGCAACTACTGACTCACAGGACTCCACAGATGTGTGGGGAAATAAAATAGGTGAGACCGACTTAAAAACTCTACAATCGGTTATAAGAAATATGATGACAGTAAGTCAAGATAGTGTGACACCGGCAGATACGGCTACAGAATTTGGGTATAATTTAGCAAAAACACAACTTAATAAAAGTAATAGAATTTTAGGGTTGTTTATGGCAGATACCGTCGCATTTAATTTCTATAACCCAAAAGATATTAATATAAAAGCTTTAAGGACTTTTGTAGGAGACCAGAAATATTATGATTGGGGAGAATATAAAGGTAATTTACCTCCAGAAGTGCCATTTGCCACCTCCCAACTCAATCATCCACAAGAATGGAAAGACTTACAATTACACATAGGACAAATCGGAGATTCTTCACATCTAAGTTTAGTGTACAGTGATTATGGGTCGGAGATAACTGACTTTTTTAGAGAAATGAATATTGATTTCACTTCAGAGAATATTAAATTACTTAGAAAAATTATTAAAATATATGTTACTGAAAGAATAAAAAATGGTTCCACCACAAATAGTCTTAATTTTACCACCGTCGCTTCTGCCCTTACTCCGGTAGCAGCTCCCGCAAATTTTAATAGTGAATTTATTCAGAAGATAAAAAATGAGATAGTGGAAAAGTTAGATGACGGACAATACCAACACCTAAATCAACTATTCTTTAATTTAAAACAAGATTTACCCGAGATACCAAACGAAGGACTTATAGATGATTTTAAGGATGAAAGTGCAATACAAAGCGATGAGTTAAAATTAGATTTATACAATACATTTAGAGTAATAAATGATAAATGGATTTCTGGAGAAGAAATAGAGAGAAAACTTATATTTGAAGATTTTTTATTTTTAGATATAGCTAATAGGGACATCGGGGACACCGCTATTCTAGGGTTAGACGCCTTTAAATCATTAACAAATCCAGCAAATGGAAGTTTAAATTTATTAGGTCTTATAGGTTCTATTTTAGATAATCAGAATTTTAATTTTTTACCCCTACCGTCGTATATTAATTTTTATGGGGTAACCAGTGACGGTAAAGAATACTCAAAATACAACACCACCGACGAAGCTAATTCTTTATTTGGAACCCATTTAGAAGTAGATTATTTGGAGTCTTCACCTAAATTTGTGTGTCAATATGTAGGAGAAACATCTTCATTACCTGATGTTAAAAACCCCATAAATCGATATAACAGTGATTCATTTTTAATGGGAAGAACCGCAGACAACCCTCTTTTTTCTAATTGTGCAGACCCCAAGAGGTGTAACAAAGTAATGTCTTTTGCGGTAGACTTCGGTATAGATAATCAAAATATATTTAAAGGAGTAAATTTAGACACTTCTGATACCAAACCAACAGCGGAAAGTTTTGTGGTTGAAGAACAATTAGCACAATCAGCAAATGATAAAACTATCGCGACCCAAGGACTAAGTTTATTTAATGTATACAGAACTCGTTCTTATACTTGTAAAGTTAGCGCAATGGGTAATGTATGTATCCAACCCACAATGTATTTTTCATTAAGAAATGTACCTATGTTCACGGGACCATACCTAATTATGACAGTTGAACATTCGATACAACCAAATACCATGACTACCACATTTACAGGTGTAAGGGTACCATTCCACCGATTACCAAACGTGGAGAATTTTGTGGCTAAATTAGCAAAATCATTTGTAAAGAAGGTAAGAGTTAAACAAAAAACAGATAATAAACAAGAGAGAGAAGGAGGATTTCATCCTGAAGGTACGGAACAAAATACAGATGGTAATGCAAAAGCACCACGGTTTAGTGGACCATCGGATGTTAAATCTATTATTGTACACGTTACAGCTGGTACCGATTATGGGAATAAACCAGTTGAAACTATAGACAAACAACATAAGAATAGAGATTTTTCTGGTATTGGGTACCATTATTTAATATCTAGAGGAACAGGTGGTAGTCCGGGTAATGGAACAATTTTAAAAGCTAGACCAACAAAGTATCAAGGAGCACATACTCGTGGAGCAAACGCCTATAGTATAGGGATAGCTCTGATAGCCAATTGTTCAAAAATGGGAACTTACGATTCAAGTGGTGGAGACTACGCTACTCACCCTCAAAAAGACTCCTTAGAAGACTTAATGTTATATATTGCCTTTCAATACGGACTTTTACAATTAAGAAGAACTGCTAATACTACGGAAGCGACCACACTATGGGTGGGAGGGTCTATTACCCCTATTAACTTAGGACCTATAGCAAGTGCACCCGCTAAAGTAACCGCAGAACAGTTTGCTCGTATATTCTACGGTCATAATCAGTTCAGTAATAAAAGATGTCCATGTTTCCAAATGAAAAATGCATTAGCGGGAACACTAGGAAGAAATTTGAGAAGTAAACTAGGTACCATGATAAATAAGATAGAATTTGATGTTGATACTGACGGAGACAGTTGGGAAGATGTTTCATCAACAATGTATTATAGTTTAAAACCATCAACTTTTTTACATATGATTGCTCCCGCTGTTAATGCTAGTCCATATGAAGGAACAAGAAATTTCGATGGGGTAGGGGAATATGTTGATAGTAACTAGAAATATACTTAACTTTCTTACACTATAAGATATTTATAATAAAAAACACTATGGAAAACTTAAAAAGTAAATTAGACAAGTACCTAGGAAACCAACCAGAGAAAAAAGCACCTACAGTTGAAGAAGAGGGATATGAAGAAGTGTGTGATTTAAAAACTGGAGAATGTTATACTATCAAAACTAAAGACGGTTTGATAGAAAGAGTAAATAAGAAAATGGTAACCGAAGACGGTAGAACCTTATTAATGGATTAAAATGAATATAGAAAACCAAATAAGTGAGGAGTTAAAACGTTATTCTAAAATTACTGACTATGTGGAAATGTTAGAAGAAACATCACAAGGAAGTTTAAGTAGCGTAGGCTCCGGATTTGTGAACACCCAAGGTCAATCAGGCAGACTAGAAGCGTTTAATAAACGCCAACGAGATATGAGTGAACAAGAAGGAGATGCTCCAGCTGATTTAGAAGGGGGAGATGAAGAAGAACTAGATATGGATGTTGAAGGTGGTGACGAAGGTGGTGAAGAAGAACTAGATATGGATGTTGAAGGTGGTGAAGACTTAGAAGGAGAAGAAGATGTTGCAGCTGATTTAGAAGGTGGAGACGTAGAAGGTGTAGAAGGAGCTGAAGAGGAATCTGAAGTTGAGGAGTTAGATGTGACAGACATAGTAACTATGACAAAGGAAACAGGGGAAAAAGCTGACACAGTTTCCCAAGAAATAACAACCCAAAGTCAAAGAATAAGTGATTTAATGGGTAAATTAGATTCTCTAGAAACTCAGTTAGGCTCAATGGATAAGGTTTTAGACCAAATGAATAATTTAGAAAATAAGTTTGCAGAACTAAAACCAGAAACTCCGACCGAAAAATTAGAACTCAGATACTTAGACAGTGGACCATTTACAAAAAAACCACATGAATTTTGGGACGAAAAAAACGCAGAACTTAAAAAACACCCTAATAAACATGAGTATGTTTTAACACAAGATGAGGTAGATGAATATAATGATACCGATATAAAAAATAGTTGGGTTCCAGATGAAGAGGAAGAAGAAGATATTTCCGTATTAGGAAATAGAGCATAAAATATATTATAAATAACTTATTTTAAACGGGTAATCAGTTGACTTACCCGTTTTTTGTTTTTATATTTTATTGTAAATTAATTTAGTAAAAAATAAAAAAAATATTATGAGTTTAGAAGCAATATTAAAACAGTACGAAAACACACAAAAAGCTAGCACTTCCGATAAACCCTTTATTAGTAATGAAGAAAGATTAAAAAAATATTTTGCAACTTTTCTTCCTAAAGGTCAAACAGAAGGCGAAAAAACAATTAGAATCCTACCTACAGCAGATGGTAGTTCACCATTTAAAGAAGTATTTTTTCACGAAGTACAAGTAGATGGTAGATGGGTAAAATTAATGGACCCAGGAAAGAACGGAGACGGTTCCCCAACAGGTGATAGAAGCCCACTTAATGAAGTAGAAGAGGCTTTAAGATTAACTGGTGATGATAAAGATAAAGAGTTAGCGAGACAATATCGTTCACGTAAATTTTATATCGTTAAATTAGTTGATAGAAACAATGAAGAAGACGGTGTTAAATTTTGGAGATTTAAACACAATTGGAAAGGTGACGGGACATTAGATAAAATTATTCCAATCTTTCAAAAACGTGGTGATATAACTAATGTTACTGAAGGAAGAGATTTAACTCTTATGTTAAAATCTGTACCACTACCAAGTGGAAAAGGAAACTATACGGTAGTTTCTATGGTTATGGCAGAAGACCCAAGTCCTCTATCAACAGACACACAAAAAACAAAAGAATGGACAGAAAACGCTGAAGTATGGAAAGATGTTTATGCTCAAAAACCAGTAGAGTATCTTGAAGCGGTTTCTAAAGGTGAAACACCTAATTGGGACAATAATTTGAAGAAATATACATATGGTGATAGTACAGAAACTACTGTAGATGTAACACCACCCCCTTCACCAGACCCACAAGCAACACAAAAAGTAG